CAGCAAGTGTTACATCTAGAGTACCTTGAAAGTCAGCATTAGCGCCAGTAAATTGAAGGGCATCTGTAGTACCAGACTTAATTGTCATATTACCAGATACATTGTTTAGGCTACCAAAGTCAACTCCTGCATCTTTTAAGAGAATGTTACCACCAGCTACATCTAAAGTCATATCACCAGCGACATCCACAAGAAGGTTACCTGATGAAACGTCTAACTCATTATCTGTAAGGGTCATATAGCCATTACTACCAGCTTTTAAAGTATCTCCATCAATAGTAGGTGCTGTGACTTGTGTTCCAAAGAACCCATTCTTAAATCTGGCACTAGACGCTGAACCACCAAGATCTATAGTGTTGTCACCATTAGGTAAAACTTGGGTTGCATTTACTGTAATCTGACCTGCAGGGCCAACCTTCTCAATAGGCGCTCCTGAGTCAGAAGAACTAGGATCGTGGTTGTGACCACCTGCGCCTTGAAAGGCAACTTTAACAGCGTTAAACTCAGCATTAAGGTCATCAGCATCAATAACCTCATTGTTAGCTATCTGACCTGTAGTATCTTGTCTTGTATATCCTGCCATTTTAGTTTATCCTTACTGTCTTTCGTTAGTTCTAAATTCTAACACTGCAGTGTCTAATTTAAATGTTGGGTTAATGGAGTCATCTTCGTACCTAATTGAAACCGTCTTACCACTCCCAAGTGCAAATGTTTCATAGACTCTGTCAGCAAAACTTCCATACTTAGATACGCCGTACTCAGAAGTGGGGGAACCATATAAAGAGACTGCACCCGCTGTACTTTCAAGAGTACTTGTGGGGGGGTCAATAGTAGTACCCCTACCTTGACCAGCAAAATCGTATGATAAGCTTATATCTAAATTAAGTGTAGCTGTTGGTTCTACATAGGTAGTAACTCTATAAAAAGTTTTTCTTATTTGAGGGTCTTGAATAGGCATATAAGGAGACTCATAAATAGATCTTATGTTTTCAGAGTCAAAACTAGATCCAAACTCCATCTTATAAACATAACCAGAATCATTAGCAAACACGATAGTTTCAGAGTTTCCAGCAATAAGGCTATCAGAAACGTTTACTTTCATACCTACAAGAGTTGCCCAAGCTATTGAATCTGCACCCTGAGAAGAAAATTTTGTGGCGAGTAGTCCGGGTGATAAATCTGATGGAGTAGATGCGTTATAACCAAATATTCTGTACTGAGACTTTTCTCTTATTACTAAAGAAGAAAAATTATTAGCAAGTTTTAGAAAAGACTCTGTATCTTTTTTAATAGTAGAAGATGCAACAGCTAAACCAAAATCACCAATCCTATCAGTAGCAGATAACAACCTAATGCCATCAGAAGATAGGTACATAACATCCCCACCTACCTCTTGAATAGTCTCTTTAGCTATACACCCAATACCTAAAGCTATAGGGGCTAATTGAAAATCAGCTTCACTATTTCCTACCAGTTTAAAGATAGAAGATTTAGTAAAGATTATAAGTTGATCCCTAAATACTTTAAGACCTTCTACACTAGAACCCACATTTATAACACCCGCACCACTAGATGTACTAAAATTAGTCTCATCAAAAGGTACACTAAATACTACTTTATCATCACTAGCATAAAAAATGTGGTTCTTAAAGTTTTCTACATCAGAAGCTGTTGCAATGTCTGCAGAGTTAGAGGAAGATAGGAACGTAAAAGTATTATCTGTATCATTATATATCGCAGGAAAGTTAACACCATCTACTAGTATGGTCTTCTTTTTACCACCAAAGACAATATCAACAAACCTAACCCTTTGGCCCAGAGAAGCAGCGGTTCCTTTTAAAGTCCACCCAGCGCCTTGACTTTCATAATACTTTGTAACACCACCATCAGCCCTAGCTGCTAGAACAAACCCCGGCCCTAAAACTTTTGAAAGAAGTACATCGCCAGATCCCGGTAAAGCTGAGTTGGAAAACTTAGCAAAACCTTTTATTTTAGAATAACCACCACTTGTAGAGGGTTCAAGATTCTGCAGAACAGCGGCTGAACCTACAGCATTTACACCTTGTTGAAGAGGACTTAGGTTTGAAATAAGACCCCCTCTAAACTCTATAGGAAATGTTTGATACTGTATAGCCATTAGTAATGTACTCTAGTGTCTCTTACGTAGCTTGTTCTGTTTATAAAGGTACTTCGTAAATGCTTAATACCCATAAGAAACTTTTGTTGTAATGCATTAGCAGCTTGCATATCACCCTTAAACATAAACAAGTAGTACATAGCACCGTCTACAATAACGTGTCTAAAATACTCTGGTAAAGCGGGAACATCTGTGTTTTTAACTAAATCTACGGGTAGTCTGTAATACTCATAGAAGATAGTGTAAGCTTTGTCTGGGGCAGGTACTAGTCCGTATTCTCTGCTAGGGGTTTGGAATACATAACGGGGCATACCTTTTAACTCAGAGTTATACTCGTAATCTGCGTATTTGTCAAGATATTCTTCGTATGAAATCAATTTTAATTTAACTGTTTCATTACCTAATGTAGCGCTTCTAGCTATTCTAAAGCTATCCCAGTCAACAGTCTTAGCATCCCCGGGAGTAGAATACCTAACGATGTTAGCTGTAAGTGTCTCTTCTTCCTCAGAGTGGTTAAAAGGCCACTCATATTCGTGCTGGTTTATAAAGTTAATTGACGAGTTAACAGAATCTTTAATAGCAGAATAATAACCAGTAACTGTATTAAAGTTATCTGTTGTAAGCTCTACCTCATTAGACCTTCTATTTATGTCGTTAACTATGCCTAAAAAGTCGTATGCCATATTACTGTTCCCGCATTCTTATTTTAATAGATCTCTCTACAGTATTAGCTAAGTTGTTAGTTATACGACAGGTAAACTTGTAGTCAACATTGTTTAAACCAGCGCTAATGTATATTGTCGCAACTGTATCTGTATTAGTCGTAGATGTGATAGTTATGTTGTTAAGAGTTTGCCCAGCCGTAATTTCTTGCATAACACCGTTAGCATCTCTAAGGAACCAAGCTACACTTGATATCGTTTTATTACCTAGAAACCGTGACCAATCTACACTATAGTCAAGTGTCTCATCTGGGTCTTTGTTGGGCCACCTAAACGCCATTTTATAATCCTTTACTTAAGTAATGTAATATAGACATACCTATCAAAAGGTGTTGTGTCTTTTTCTACAAACACTGTTCTGAGTTCTTCTACTATGACAACAGTTCTTTCTTTTGGTGTACTTGACATTAAGCGGCCCTCGACACATAAACAGTTCGCGCTCTTTCAAAAGCATTTTTAAACTCTTCAAAGTTAAACCCATCTGTAGATAGTGTTATAGAACCTCTACTTACAGTGACTAAGGGCAGAGTACTTAGTTGTACAGATACATTTATAACACCTTTTACTTGGTCAGATGCATTAAAGGTAGAATTTGCAGAAGGTAAAGTTACACCAACGTTTATAGTTAGCGTACCTACTTGACAAGGAGTTGTAACTTTTCTTAGTATAGCTTCCTGTGATTCCACTCCGCCAAAGCTAACAGCCGTACCAGCTTCTACCCCTGTTAGATTAGCTACCTCATCTGTACTGACTGTTAACTGATTAGGTGTACTAGTGGTAGATGAAACAGAGTCTACAGTAACTAAACCATTGCTAACTAGTGCAACAGAGTTAACACTTACTGGGCTTGATACGCCGTTAATTAGTGTGCTAACTACTGCTTCAAGCGTATTAATCTCTGAGCTAGAGTTTACACCAGTAATAGATACACCGATAACTACTGATGTAAGAGTAGCTTCAGCTTCAACTTTTTCAAGTAGTACCCCTATTACAACGGGGTTAATCTCTGAACTAGTGCTTATACTAGATAAGGTTGTTCCAACACCAACATTAACTTGACCTACGGATACTTGAGAAGATACCGACAGTGAGGGTGGTATAATCTCATCAATGTCAACTACTAAGTCAGATACTTGTGACGTAGAGAAAACTGTTGTTAAAGGAGCAGATAGGTTAACTGATAGGTTATTAAAGGTTACACTTGAAGATACACCAGTTAAAACGTCTGTTGTAAGAGAAACTAAATCTGTTACAGAGGCTTGAGAGTTTGTAGTATCAAGTATTACAGTTATAGCATTTGAACTAAAGGTAGCAGTTACACTATTAGCTGCTACACTAGTACTGACTAAATGATTTGAATTGAAGGGAGAATCAAAAACAAGGACATCAGCTGCGGTTGCGTCATTTGTGAAATTGTTAGTAGCTGCCCAAGTAGGGGTAGTTTTTTGGTAAAGAACTCTACTTTTAAGTGAATTAACTGGAACACTAATACTAAATTGGTTTATTAAACCTTGGAAAGTAGATCCAGAAACATTCCCACCTACAGTAAAATCATCTAAGAAAAATTGATAGGAGCTTGAAGTGTAAGATCCAGAGCTTATCGTAAGTAATTGACTTTGACTGTGTACAAGGTTATTAGAGTTATCATACAAGTATATGTAGTGACGCTGACCTTGGTTATTTACAAGAAGCCTATACCAAGTATCTGTAGATATCCCTGCAGAAGGTGTAACAGTAAGAGTACTAGAAGCTGTTCTACCTAACTGATTACCCAACGTAATATGAGAAGTAATAGAGTTACCATTTACGTAAGCATAGATTCTTTGATTAGTCCAACCTGACTTATATCCACTAGAATCAAATACCCAATTTGCACCAGTAGTATAGTTAGAATCTAGTTTAAAATAAAGCTCAACTCCAACGCCAGCGCCCTGATACTGTGTAGAGCTTGTATAATTAACTCCACCAGAAGTGTCTCCAGAGTAATATAGATTAGGTTTTATTGAGTCATCTAAATTAACCGTTGCATTAACAGGTTCGCCTACAAACGGTAAATCATTAACATCAACAGAAGATGACACTCCTGATAAGGTAGTTTCAACAAGCGTAACTAAGCTATTTACAGTAGTAGAGCTAGAAACGTTTACTAAACTCTCATTTGAAGATGCAACTAAAAGGGGTCTAGTAACGTCACCAGTTACTGATACAGATACAAGATGTTCTGATGGGCCTATCTGTGGAGTTCTTACTTGACCTGTAGCAGACGTAGTAGAAAGAGAGACATCTACTGTAGTAAAAGGAGATCCTTGTGTAACCTGAGAGGATATGCTTGAAACAAGTTTAGTGGAGTTATTAACGCCTTCTACATCATTAACATCTGTTATGCTTGAAACTGTAGTAAGAGATTTAGTAATACCACTTACTACATCATTAACATCTGTTACACTTGAAACTGTAGTAAGAGATTTAGTAAGATTAACTTGTAAATCGTTAACATCTGTTACACTTGAAACTGTAGTAATAGGCTTAGTAAGATTAACTTGTAAATCGTTAACATCTGTTACACTTGAAACTGTAGTAATAGACTTAGTAATACCACCTACTACATCATTAACATCTGTTACACTTGAAACTGTAGTAAGAGATTTATTAGAGCTATTAACGCCTTCTACATCGTTATGTATTACTTGACTTGCTTTACCGACCAACGTAATAGACGATGAGACTACTACAATCCCATCGTCTGATAGTGGTGCTGATGCGAGAGGACTAAAGCCTAGCATTGGTTAGCCTTCTAATGAGGAGACAAGGGTGCTGAGATTTGATGCGTTGCTCATAGAATTGCCTTATGGTTTCGTAGGCCAAGTAACATTAAACGGAAAACCCGATTGAAAAGGGATGTCTCGCAAAGCTTGCCTATAAGCAGTCATTTCAGAAGACATTGTGCGATCAGATAAAGCATACACATCTGTATCTTCTAAAAGTGAATCCCTTGTGGAACGTGTGTTTTCTGACGCTGCGCTTTCTGAAAGATTGCTTGCTGAATAAGATAAAGTCCAAGTGCCTTCAGTTAAAGCAGGAGCTTCAGAAGGGGTTACTGTTTGATACCTGTCATCGTGATCTGGAATATCGGTTCTTACAATATAAACACCCCAATCAGCCAAAAGAGAGCTTGTAAGTTTTCTAGGGAAGCTGACAGTTGGGTTGTCAGATTTTAAATCCGCTAGTGAGTACGGAAATGTGTGGATACTGTTATCCGAATTTACTTTAATATACATTGCTCATCGCCGTTCCGTTACTGTTAATTCCACCTATCAAGTTTGTGTTTACCAACGTTAGCCCAGCGTGATCTAGCTGATAATGCCAGCCCGTTGAAGCGCTTGCGTTTCCGCTGGTATAAGTCAGTGCAAAATTTGTGTAAGTAGATTGGCTCACGCTTGAAGCTGAACCAAGATTAATTAAAGTAAGAGTTTCAGTTGCATAACCACTAAAAATCAAAACTCTGTTTCCGTTTTCATCTATTGTAGAAGCTACGTCAGTTCCTCTGTTAGTAGAACTAGTGTTATTATGCCCTATATCATTAGTATTTATTCTTTGACCTGCGGTTAAAACAGGCATTAAAACTTGCCCTGCAGTATATGTACTTCCCAAATCGCTTAAATCTAAGAAAGATATTTGGGTAATGGCAGCATTTGAAACGCCCTGAACATAATGCAGAACTTCGTTTGTATCATCGACTGCATAAAACCCTGTGTAGCGCCCGCCTGTGTCAGTTGTATTATAATAAGTAAGCCCAACGGCTGAGTTACCTTGATTTATGTAATCTCCAATGCGGGTGTGATTACTTACATTTGAGTCACTTACATCCCAAACTTCTGGACCCCCAACCAAATCACCAGATCTAAAAACTATTTTCTTGCGAGGCCAGTAAACAACATCTGATCTATTTAATGTGCCAGACGGTAAACTAGCGTTTTGCGCAGTGCCTGATACATAACCACTTGCAGACGGTGCAGCAAAAACTGTTAGGCTACCCGAGGCCCCATTTGCAACAAGGTCACTGTAATCAATAGAGGTAAACCTTTCGCTTCCAGCAAATACCATTTGTCGGCTTGTATCTACCGCAATCTTAGTAAAAAAATTTAAATTATTAGAATTAGTATAAGTCCCTAAGAGTGTAGGAGATCCACTAAAACTTGTCTTCCAAGAAGAAACATCCCAAAACGCTATTATATCACTTAGTTGACCGACTGTAATTAAAATGTCTGAGCTTGAGTCATAGTGGCAATTATAACAACCGTTCATATTAGATGAATCATTAAAAGACCCAAGGATAGACATATTGGTTGGGTCAGAAATATCAATTACGGTTATACTGTCCGATGTTCTTGAGGCTACCCATAAATAGTCGTTTACAGTATCGACAAAACCACCAATAGCAAAATTTAAAGTTGTAGAATTAGATACAGAAGAAGCTGGAGTAATGTCGTGCGACTGAAACATTGTGCTGACGTCAATGCTTATGACTGTATCTGTGTTAGGACTAGCTACGAAAATATAAGGAGTAACACTAGCCGCCGCTGCCGCTTTATTTACGCCAATTAATTTTCTCGCTATGCTGCTCACGACATTGCATCCCCAGCGTGGAACCCATAGTAATTCGTGCCGCCATCCTGAGTGTAGAATACGAACACATCAGTCTCACCACTAGCGGTTGCTGTGGGAGCAGAGCCGCCAGCCCAATCAACAGAAGCAGGCCAAGTCTGAGTGATTGTTGCGGAAGGAGAAACCTTTAGCGTAAATCCAAAAGCCGTCCCAGAAGATGGTGGGTTTGAAAATACATAAGTTGTATTGCCCGAAGGTGCGTGAGAAAATACGTTACCAGTAGACAGGTCTAAAGTTCCGCTACTTTCTGTACCCACAGTTTCCTGATAGGTTACGGGTTTTAAATCGCTAATAAAAGCAACACCACCAGAGCCAGTAGATTTTAAAAGCTCCCCTGCATTAGCGTCATCGAGGACGTTTGCGAGGTTGCTGAGATTTGATGCGTTGCTCATTCAATTAAACTCCAAGCCTGATTAACCTCATCCCACTCATACTCATTGTCATCTAAGGGGTGCGCCACTGGTGCTTGCCAATGGCAGGTTTCTTCATCCAGCGTCCAAGACGCAAACGGACGAGGTGGTAGGAAAGCATTGCGGGTAGCATCGTAGGAATACCCAACGCCAGCAAAGTTCTTTCTAAAGTTACTATTGTAGCTTGTCTGCTTCCAAGAGCCGCCGAATATTTGTTCACAAAAGCTAACGCCTAAAGCCTCTTGCTCAACACCGTTCTCATCAAGCAAAACATCGTTTGCGACTACGACTACTCGTTGAACAATGCTCTGATCGTTTATTTCTGCAAAGTGTGCCATCAGAAAGTAATGCTCCCTGATCCAGTAAATTTATAAACGTAATTAGTGCCACCAACATCTGTAAAAGTGGTTGCAGTGGGAGTTCCTGTGGTTGCAGAGGCTTGAGAGTAAGATCGAACTATAACAACTCCAGACCCACCCGCAGCGCCGTAGTTGTTTGCTTCTGAACTACCAGATGCACCACCACCACCACCGCCTGTGTTAGCCTCTCCATCGAAAGCCCTACTTTCAGCAGAGCTACGGCCTGTAGAAGTTCCTTCACCGCCTTTGCCGCCGCCACCGATCCCACCGTGACCGCCGTGTTTTCCATCTTCTGTTCCACCACCGCCACCGCCAGCGTAAGGTGTTATCGTTCCTGTGATGTTGCTGTACGCCCCATCGCCACCGTGTCCACCCTCATAACTCGCAGCGTCGCCGCCAACAGACCCAGCCCCGCCACCGCCGCCGCCACTATCGCTGCTTGAACTCGTACTTGACGTTGCATTACCACCATTATTGCCTTGACCCACAGTTCCATTGCCACCGATTGTACCATTTCGGCCACCACCGCCACCACCAGAGCCTCCAGCATTTGAAAGACTTTGGTCACCGCCATCGGCCCAAACGCCACCTGCGCCGCCACCAATAGCAGTCAAGCCAAAGGCGGTTGTATCTGACCCTGCGTTTCCGATAGCATTAGTGTCTGCAAAATTTTTGGAAGCACCGCCAGCGCCAATAGTAATAGTGTATTCAGTTCCTCTGGTCAGTTCCATAGTGTTCGTTAATAAACCGCCAGCACCACCGCCAGCACCTTGTGCAGCATCAGCACTAGTTGCACCACCACCGCCACCAGCAATGATGAGGTATTCAATGAAAGCTACTTCAGCGCTGGGCCAATCTGAGTCAGAAACTCTTTTGGAAACCTGCCCTATAGAAAAAACGCCAGAGGAAATGCCGTTATTATTCTCAGGTGATGCACCTAAGTAGCGAGGCATTAGCTGATCTCCTCGTAGCTGCAAACAGCTTCCAAATCAGAGGCAACACTAGCTGTAAGTCGAAGGCTGTCACCTTCCTCTAGGTAAATAGATTTGCTCAAAATGTCTAAAGTAGCATCGGCTGGGATGCTGACTGTCTTAGCAATGTGATATGCAGTTGAAGACCTAAATATATCAATGCTAATGGAAGCAGCGTTAGTACCATCGACATTGCTGACGTACAGCGCATTTACCTTAAAAACTTTACCAGAAGAGGCTGAGTTTGTGGCTATGGCTGCGGCAGAAGTTCCAATCGCTTGAACAGCCGTTTTACCAGTAATGGTAGCGACATTAACTATGTTAGGTGCTGTCATATTTTAACCTCCAAATACGATAGCCATAGCAATCGCCTTTCCTGTTGTTACTCCGCCACTAGACGCACCGTGATTAACGATAGACACTTCATCATTAGCGGCTAACGTCATTACAACGCTTGTGCCATTCGTAGCTGTGTAGCCCGAAGTTGGCTGCAAAACCCCGTTTACATAAACTGCTAATTTACCCGCTTGATATGCTGGCAATGCTGGAGTGCTAGAAGCGTTAAACGTGTTAGAGCCAGCCGAAGCAGTGTAGCTAGTAACGCTGTAGTTTGTTGCATCCGCTGCGCCTGATCCTGATGATGCGGGTGGAGTGTAGCTGAATACGCCGCTAGAGTTGTTGTAGCTTAAAGCGCCTGTGCCGCTGGCTGAGTTTTGCGTAACCGACAGATCAGTAAGAGCTATGCCGCCGCTTTGATCTGCAAAAGAAATTGCTCCAGATCCATCAGTCTTCAAAACTTGGTTAGCAGAGCCATCACTTGTTGGTAATGTAAATGTATCAGTAAACGATTTTAGGTTAGCGTCATATGGCTGAACTGTTTGAGGAACACTGTTAAGAATGCTGCCTTCAATGACCTGTATCTCAAACCAAGTGAACCGATCATCAACGTAAACACTTCTACTATTTGAACTAAATAAAGATGCTTCAAAATAGTCGCCTTGAGTTACCTCTATGACTGGCGTAGAGGCAAAAACATAATCTCCACCAGAGCTATCAATGTCGATATTTGTAGTTTCTACATCCCCGCCATTCATAGTTATTTTCAGAGCAGTTTGGCTTGTTACGCTGCTCGTCTCAGCGCTGGCTTTTACTACAACTCTGCTTACACCTGCAGGAACTGTTAAACGACTATTTGTGCTGGTAAAATCATTGTTGGCAGTAGTGTCATAATCTCGTGTGGTATAATTGGTTAATACACCACCAGTAAGGCCGCTTTGCGTAGATGTGAACTTCCAACGAGCGCCTACAAAAGCTGGACTGTAATTAACAGTAGCACTACCGCTAGATCCACTAGCCGTAACCACGCCAGAGCCATCAATGCTAAGGCCGCTGCCAATCTTAATGCCGCCAAGCGTAGAGCTAGAAGCGGTAGGTAAAGTATAGCTGGTGATGTCGCTGTGATTGCCCAAGCGAACCCAATTGCCGCCATGAGCAAAATACATAGCGCCATCGTTATGAATATGCACCAAGCGCCCGTGATTGCTAGAAGCTAATGGTAAATCGCTAGTTGAGCTATAAACTTCAACATATTGTAAATCGTCTGCAGACGGCGAAATAAATATGTTAGCTGCGCTATCAATATCAAGCAAACTGCCAGTTGATGAACTTGCTAAAGAGCGAGAAACAGTTTGCGCAGAATTATTGAATGTTCCTGATCCAATTTCCCAATCAGTACCATGCTCAATAACATAACGAATTGTCTCACCATCGAGCGAGGTTGGTACTGACTGGAATCCCGCCGCAGCAGAACCTAAATATACAGTGCCAGTGCTAGGCCAAGAACCGCTATTTTGCGCAATCGCAACTTTAACTCGATCTGCAAACTTAACCATTTATTTTTCCTAGCTGGCAGTAATTACAAAATCGCCAATCCCAAATCGTAAAACATCACCGCTATTGACAGTTTTTGATGTTGAAAGAGATCCCATAAGCAAAGGTTGCTTACTTCCTGTGACAGAAGAACTATATAAATCTACGCGAGAACTTGACGGATCAGCCGCATTGCCGCCTCGGAATATTGCCCAATACGCCATATCGCCCCAATCGCTTCCTGCTTCTGGAAATGCAATTGCAGATGTATTGCTTATTGTTGTAACGCCGCTGCCGCTTGTTGTTGCGCTTCCAAATTTATTTCCATTAAATTGCACACGCGCATAATTTGTTCCTGTGTTTTCTGCAGAAGTTAAACCCGCGCCAGTTGGAAACGCCGAAGCTGAAATTCCCAAATACAAACGGTGATCATCAAAACCCGAAGTTGTACTGTTAGCAAATAGAAACTGATGCTGCACACCCGAAGATATATCGTTGTCATCAAATCCCATTAGATAAGCAGTTTGCGCTCTCCATTCCCGTCCACCAGTTGTATGCGCATCATTTAAAATTGTAGGAAAGTTAATTTCTAAAGAACCGCTAGAAATTCTGAATTGGCTTCCTGATGCAACTGTTACAGACGCAGAAAACGAACCATGCATAAGCATATTATCGGTAGAATTTGCTCCATCAAATATTGCCCAATAAGCAATATTACCCCATCCACTACCGCCAGCTTCTGCAAAATCAATTCCGATAGTGTTTTTAATTTTATCAGCCGTTGAAACGTATCCACATTTATTATCAATCTGAACACGAGCATAATTATCGCCAAAATAAGTTGGGCCAGATGAATTATAGCCTGGTTCTTTTGCGGCTGCGGTTGTTCCATTATCGCTTTCAGTAAAAGCTGTTGTGCTTATACCAAGATAAAGCTGGGATGATCGCGTATATTCACTTTTTATAAAAATGTGATCAAGCAGCTTCGGCTCAAAATAGTCAGATAAAATAGCCATTTGCTACTCCTTACGCTATGGTTAAATCAATGCTGCCAGTGGCAAATTGAATTGAATCACCAGAATTAACAGTTTTGTTAGTTGCTATGGTTCCATGCCAAAGAAGATTGCCGCTTGATGCAGCGTCAAAAATTCCAATAGCTTGAATTGTTCCAAAATCACCGCCAGAAGCTGTAAATGTCGGGGTATTGGAATTATCTGTTGTGCCGCCTGTTCCGCTTGCTGTGTTAAATGTAATTGTTTGGCGACCATATCCATTGCCAGAAACTTCTGTACCACCACCCGCGTCATTAGGGGCTGATGTAAACAAAGCTAAATGAAGACTCGAGGGCGCTGAGCCTGTTCCTGTCATGAGGAAATTTAACAGTAAATTTTCTGCGTAGTCTGAAAGTGCGGCCATTTTAAACTCCTGTGTCTGACTGCATTAGGAAGAAACCATAAACCAAACGTCACCGTTCTGACCGCCGCTCGGAAATGATGTGCTAATTGTTATGCGCTCGGAAAATTCGTTGTCCAATTCTGGCGCACCAGTTGTGCTATTGAACTTTAAATATTTTCCCGCTCTGGATTGCGCTGATGGCAATGCCATATCAATGCTTGCGCCATCTTGAACTGGCGCTTGCAAAACCCGATTGCTTAAAAGCTTTTGCTCTTGAAGAATTGTATAAAGGTTATCAATTTCTTCACTTAAATCAGCAATCGTAAACGTATCTGTTGTAAGTCGTACTTTAGACGTAACAGACGCAATAGTAACAGTTGCATTAGAAACTGATGTTTCCAGCGTTAGCGTATTGCCACTTGTTGAAAACTCGTTTGTTTGAGTTACACCAAACGCTGTTGTTTCAGTACCATTTATATAAACCGCAATAATATCGTCATCCCGAAACGTAAACGGAATGTCAAAAGGCCCAGCACTTGCTGTTCCTCCAACCGAATAATTAATAATTCGGGGCGTTTCTGTAGATGTTAATGTACCCATGCGCCAAACTGCTATTGCTGTTAGTCCGACTGGCAGGTCGGCGCTGATTTAAACTTACGCTTATTTTTTTTATTAATCTACCCCTGCGTATTTTCTTTCCATTCCGTCTACTGCACTGTCAAACAAGCCTTTTAAACCAATGTGATTTCTCATTGGCAAAGCCCAACTAAACTTATTTATATCGCCCTCAACAATGCCTTGAACTGCGTTACGCGCAACAGATGGCCCTGCCCCCGCAATGTTAAAAGCGGCATCAGTTAAAGAAGGCTCGTATCCATTACGCGGATCAAACGGAAACGGGTTTTGCCCCGTTAAACCAATAGCTGTTCCCTGCATAAGATTTGTATATTGAGACAACACTCCAACAACGCCAGATTGATCTATTGCGCGTGTCATGCGTTGTTCTGTTGACATGTTTTCCCAGATATTCGGATCTGTTTTAATTTGGGCAACCATGTAGCCAAGACCGACAATTGCAGCAATCCCGCCAAGTTTTTGAGAGCTTGGTTCATCAAGACCAGCAATTAAGATTTTGTTTGTTGCTGCTATTGCGTAATTCCAAAAGGTAAATGGCAAAGACAGCAAACCAGATTGCGCTCTGTAATAATCTCCGACTTCTTCTAATCCTAAAGATTTAGCATATTTATCCATGCCGCGATTTTTGCGCAGATAAATTACACCGTCATTTATAGCTGGTTTATCCGCAGCCGTGGCCGCTAGAATTGTGTTTTCATTTCCCTGACGAACCGCAGCGCGGAATTTACGGATTAAATCTTCATCACCCCATGTATCTGTATTGGCCAGAAACGCGCCATCAAGTTCATCAATTGGTTGCTCTGACATTAATTTTGCATCTGCTTTAGAAATGCCAAATCTTGCCAAATGCTCTAGCTCCGCTTCTGTCGCAACTTCTTCGCCAACATGTATGATTTTCTCCAGTAAATCAGGAACGCGCACACTTAAATCCAGTTGCTTTAAATGCGCTGTCATAGGAGCCAGCCCGTTTAACAAGAAATACTTATTGGCAAATGTTTTTAAATGATATTCAAGCCCAGAAGTTGTTGCTGCATCAAATCCAGTTTCGCCAAATCCTGACAAAGCCGTTCCCATGTGAATATCCATAATAGCACCAGCGCGTTTGCCTTCTGCTATTCCAGCTTTAGCTACTTGCCCTACCGCACTGTCCAAATCGTGAAACGCTGCGTTAAATGTTTTGCTCAAACCGTGACGCATAATTAACGTGCCAAACTCTTGTATGGCTGGCAAAGCCGACATGCCCATAAATGTTACATGGCTCCAATCGCGCAACACAGTCGCAACGCGGTTGTCCCATCTGTTAGGATCTTTAAAGACGCGGTTTGTTACGCGTAATTTAAGCTCGTTAAGATCGCGCTCAATAGGTGCCCAATGATTTAAAAATTGCGCATCAGATCCCTTAAAGTTTTTGCGCTCAGCTAAACGCGCATTTTCAACAGCTTCGTTAAATCCTTGTGACCAGTTTACGCCATCAATAGGTCGCGCAAAACGCCGCGACATTTCTATCGCTGGGGCCATGCGGTCATTATACATTTTTAAATTCATAACATAGTTGGTTTCAATAAAATCAGCTATGCCATTGCCGTTTGGCCCGTCTCTTAGCAAAAACGAATTTGGTATGTTTAACTGCCTGTGCCGCCCAAATGTTGGCCTGTGACTTTCCCGAAATACTTTAAGATCAGCTGGCTCAGCTTCTTGCATAATAATGTCGATAAATTCTTCTGCTCGATCATCAATTGCTTGCGGATTGGTGCTTGCTTTAATCCTAGCCCATCTTGAGGTAGGCGGCGCTGTTTTTAACCGATGTTTAAGCTTCCAAATTTTACCAGCATTGGCTTTTGGATTTTTGTTAAAATGCACAAACAATGCATTTAATTCATCAGCACCAAGCACCCATGTATCTATGTAAGGCTGTTGCCGCATCCATTGTTTAACAAGATTTTTAAACGCAGCGCGATGTTCTCTAATGTTATTGCCTTTGTATATGCGCGTAAAATAATCCTCGGCTGGATAGTCTTTTGACATCGCCAGCATGTCATCAATCATTTCTATTTCATTTTGAATTGATTGGCGCTCAACATCGTCTTTAGCTGTTTGCAGTCGATTGCCTAAAATTTCTTTTTGTTTGGTTAATGTTTTACCCGTTACAAAAACGCCCATTTCATCCGCGGCTTCTTTGTACTCACGATAAGCGGCTCGAATATGCTCGGCCATTTCATTAACTTCATTTACTTGATGCCGTGTGCCAGTAACAATAGATTTAGAAACCGCGTCTCTAAATTGCTCAATAGACATTTTACCTTCTTTGCCCATTGTTTTGGCAGCGGACACACCCAGCACTTTTTTGTCAGACACGCCTAAATATCTGGCGAAAATATCATGCTCTAGCTCAATAACGCGATCTACAATTCCATCCCATGTTTTGGTTGTGGAATAAATAGACGGGCCATTAGTTAAGCCCGTCTTATCTGACTCCCGCAAAAACCCGCCATCAGCAACAAGCGTGTCAAACAAATCTCTTGTTGTTCCGCTTTTTGCATTTCTATGACCACGTTTATACGGGCTATCCATTAAACGCGCTAATGCTTCCAGCCGCGCATCTTTTAATATTTTGTTGTTTTTTGCCCTGTAGGTTTCGGCGGCTTTGAGGGCTTCTTCTTCGGCTTGTTGGATTTTTTCATAATCACCTTTCTTGGGTTTCCACCCAGCTTGCACATCCCCTTTC